AACCCGATCAGACATGTCGTTTACGCAAACCAGGCAAAGGGTGTTGTAGAGTTTGCTCCGCTCCCGCTGCGGGTTAAGCGCAATGGCGAAATTTATACCCGCAAACTCCACGGTACAGTGATCGTTAAACCTCAGCAGCGTATTGGTGGGTGCAATGGGCATTCGTGACGAGCTGCAAACCGAAGTCGCCGCGGCATTCGATACCGACCTGCAGGATGCCGTTAAGGATTTCACTGGGTCATATACCGTTCGGGGTGCCTGGGACCCGGTGACGGAAACCGGCACTGAAACGCAGGTGACTTACTCGGGGCGTGGAGTACTGGCGCGCTATAAGCTGCGCCGTATCGATGGCGTTAACATTCTGCATGGTGATGTGAAGCTAACCGCACTGGTTAACGAGGTGACTGATAAGCCGGCCGTCGGGCATATCATCACCGCACCGGATCCGGTTACGGGTGAGCTTCAGCGCTACGAGGTCATCACCGCTTCTGCCGACTCTGCTGGCGCTGCGTACTCCATTCAACTGCGGAGGGCGTGATATGGCTAAGGGCTGGAACATTGACCCGGCGGCATTCGCCGGGCTGGTGGCAGAAGATGTCAAACTACGCCAGCGGACAATCGCCATTCAGCTGCTGAATGAAATCGTTCAGCGGTCGCCGGTAGGAAACCCGGAGCTGTGGGCCATTAACGCGACCGCGGTTCAGTACAACAAAGCTGTTGGGGAATGGAACGAATCTCTTTATGCCGATCCTGCCAACCTGACAAAGACAGGCCGTCTCAGAAAGAAAGTCCGTGTTAATGACAGCATGGATATCAGGCGGCCGGCTGAGTATCGCGCAGGAACCTTCAGGGCATCGCATTTCGTCAGCATCGGCGAACCTAATCATTCCGTCCCGACCGAACCGGATCCGCGCGGGACAATGACGTTTCTTAATGGCAAAAATATCATTGACCAGGCGCCAGCCTACTCGGTGATTTACATCCAGTCGAACCTGCCTTACTCCGTGCCTCTGGAGAATGGCCACTCAACACAGGCGCCGACAGGCGTCTATGCCGTCTCGTTTAATGGTGTTATTCAGGCCTACAAATGACCCTTACAGAAATCAGAAACGCTGTCATTTCCCGAATGGCGGCACAGACCGCTATTGCCTCTGATGCGGTGGATTATCCGAATGGCCCGGTATTTGACCCCAGTAACCGCGATATCTGGGCCCGACTAACCAACATTGCTGGGCAGGCTGGCGCAACCGAGATCGGGGACGGGCCGGTAGTCCACAGGACGGGCTTACTCATCATTCAGCTTTTTGTTCCGGTCGGTTCCGGGACGTTGCTTATCTCCCGAACGGCCGATCAGCTAACGGAGCTATTCGAGTTTAAGGATGACGGAAAGCTGAGTTATTTCGCTGTTTCTGCTGTGCCGGCGGGTGAGACCGATGGCTGGTTACAGCTCAATCTTCAAATTCCTTATCGCGCTCTGTAGCGCACAAAAAACAGGAGGCTCCTGTGAGCTCAGGTGCAAAAGTAGTAGCCGCGTTTATTCGCGAGACAACGCCAGGAATCACGCCTACAGCAGGGGCGTGGAACCTGCTGCGTCGTTCTTCATTTGGTCTGAAACCAACGCAGAACACCAACGACAATGACGAAATCGCTGGTGACCGCATGGCGCAAGGTGTTTCACGCGGCACAGTGGATGTCGGCGGCGATGTCGGCACGCGGTTTCGCTGGAACCAGCATGATGATTTTCTTTCCAGCTGCTTCGGTTCCGAATGGCTAAATAACGTGCTAACGATGGGTAATGGTCGCATTACGTTCTCCGTGGCGACTTTTGCCAGTGATGTGGGGATCGCCCAGATTGCCCGCGGTTGCCAGGTTGGCACCTTCCAGATGGAAATCCCGGCCGATGGTGATATCACTGCAACCATTACGTTTGCAGGGCTGGACTGGGAGACGAAGGGGGACGATACCAGCTATTTCACCGCGCCGGTGGATTTAGCGGGGGCGCTGCGTTACTCCTTCAAAGAGGTCACGAACATCCGGCTAAATGGTGTTGATGGCGGGACAGGTTTCTGCGTCGACACCTTCAACATCCAGTTCAACAACAATATGCAGACTCAGCGCTGCATCGGTACCGGTTCGGCATTCGCCGGCGCAAACATTCCGACAACCTTTACCCCGTCAGGTCAAATCACGCTGTCATGGTCAAAGGCTGCCTGGGAGGTTTACAAAAAAACGTTCACCGGCGAAACGGTGCCGTTTAGCTTCACGCTGGAGAATGCTGAAGGCGCCTATACCTTCGATTTCCCGGAAGTGCAGATCTCCGGCGACTGGCCGGATGCGGGGAGCACTGACATTGTTCAGGTTCAGCTGGATATCACCGCGGCCAATACTCCGCCGACGATTACGCGCGTGCCTAAAGTGCCGGCGACGGCAATCAGTGTTGCGCCAGCCACTTCAACTGGGGCCGTGGGATCCACGGTGACGTTAACCGCCACGCTTACGCCAGCTGATTCAACTGATACCGTCCAGTGGACGTCATCGGATCCGACTATCGCCAGCGTGGTTTCTACCGGGCAGAAAACAGCAACAGTCACCAGAAATGCTGCTGGTACTGCAATCATCACCGGTAAGGCCCGCACCTATACCGCAACGTCTGAAATCACCGTTACCGCGCCTTAATTTACCTGGCCCGTTCTGCAGTCATCGCGGATCGGGCTTTTTTGGAGTCTTTATGCTGATTATTTCTTCTCAAATTGATTTGAACGGAGAACGCTGGTTTTTCCCTTACAAAAAGCCAGCAGGAAGTAAAAAGAAATTCACGCCGGAAGACGAGGCGCTATTTAAACTCCGTCTGCTGGTGGCCAGTAGCGAGAATCCACAATACCGCTCACGCAATGCGCTGGTGCGGCGCCATATCGACAAAATGGACGCGAGCTACCAGGTCGGTACGGATGCTTTCGATCTCGCCAGTGTGGGCGAGATTGACTCGGTTGATGATCTTCTCATCGACAATTGCGCGCGCTTTCTTCTGAAAGACTGGGAAGGCGTGGGGGAGCTGGTGGATGGTACGGAGACGGCGGTAGCGTATACACCGGAGCGTGGTGTTGCGTTACTGAAGCAAAACCCCTCTCTGTACTGGCTTATTCTGGCTGAGGCGGCGAATATTGCTCAGGGTAAGGAGCAGCAGACTCAGGAAACCGTAAAAAAGCCATAGAGGCCCAAAAGTGGCTAAAGGAATTCGCCGGCGAGCAGGGCGAGAAAGCAAAGTGGCGCAGGGAGAAACTAAATCTCCCGCCCATTCCGGAGCCTGAAATCGATGCAGTCACTGGGGAGATCCTCAACGCTTACGCCATGATATCGCGCGGCAGGAAGTATGCCGGCATGGCCGGAGTGCCGCTCCCTCTATCCCTGAATGATATTGAGCTTTACCTGGCATCGCGCACCATCCTGATCGACCGCATTGAGTTTGACGCAGCGATACTGGCTCTCGATGATGCCTGGAGGGCTGAGTGGGCCGAAGAGCAAAAAAGGCGGGCGATAGTAAAATAACCTAATCATTGTTTAGCTGCCTCTATATGTTAGGATGTTTCTGATTGTAATCACGGGAAACATAAAATGAAGAAATTATTGATAGTGGCTCTGGGGGCAGTGCTTTTAACAGGGTGTACTACGCCGGCTCGTAACTATGTGCCTCAAACAAAGCAAATCAGTATTCCGCCGCTAAATACAGTAACAACAACCTACGTTGGCGAGGATATGGTTAGGCAGGGAATTGATGCTAGCATTGATGCAATTCATTTCAATCAGGCTGTGGTTATAGGCTCAATCGGTGTCTATACGATCCCGGCAGGAGACTACGTAAAAATTGGAGAGGATTCAAAATCAGAGTTTTACTCTAATGTAGAAAGAACATCAGGTGCAGTTGTTCCTAACCGCTTCATGGTTAATGATCCCACACAAAGCATACAGCTCATGAAGAACGGCGAAATTTGTATTGTCACGATTTATGGTGGAACCAAGTGTGATACAGGCAAGCCATTTACGAAAGTAAAATTCCAGACCGAGCAACAATCTTCCTTCCAGCAAACTCTTATCTACAATGGGAAGGTCGGCAACAAAATTAATATTGGTTATAGAGAATTTCAAGGAGGTATGGCTCGGGCCGCTTTTTCTAATGAGGTAGAGTACGACCTTTCTGAGTCCAAAACGATACGTTATAAAGGGGCTGTGCTGGATATCATGGATGCAAATAATCAGTCAATAACCTTTAAGTTGACTAGGAATTTTAATACAAATTAATAACTCCGGCCCATTATTTGGGCTGTTTTTTCATGAGGTGGGAGTATGAGGATTCTTGGTTATCTTGCCATCTTAATAGGCGTGATCTTCGCTGTTTTTGCTCTATTTATGGATGTAACAGTAGCAACAGATGATGGCTACAGAGTTAATAACCTTGGTTTAATATCTTCACGACAAAATTACATGATATTTGGCGGGTTCGTAACGATTGCAGGAGTCATCATCGCTTTGGTCGGTGAGAAGTTCAAACCATCCGCAAACTCAGTCAAATGTCCATACTGCGCAGAATTAATAAGCGCTGAAGCGGTGAAGTGCAAGCATTGCGGGAGTGATGTAACTCCTTCGAAGATAATAGCTAACACTGACAATACTGGAGCTAGTGATAGGCTGGCTGATGTTAATGTAAAGTTAATCGCTGGAATTGCAATTACTGCCTTTGCGGTGATTATCGTAGCAATAATGTTTTACCGCCAATGAAGTAAAGGCCCGACAGTTTCAAAAAGTTCCAACCTCGCTTTGGCGGGGTTTTTTATTGCCCGGAGAAAAGCACGTGACAGAACAAACCTCCCGCCTGGCCATTATTATTGACAGCTCTGGGGCAGAAAAGCGGGCTGACAATCTCGCAACTGCACTTGTAAAAATGACGCAGGCAGGTGAACGTGCTGCCACCAGTGCAGGGAAAGTGACAAAGGCCACTGATGAAGAAAAACAGTCCCTTTCTGAACTCTTAGATCGTATCGACCCGGTAAACGCAGCCCTGAACAAACTGGATAAACAACAGCAGGATCTTGCGAAATTCAAATCTAAGGGGATGGTAGATACCGATACATTCGATCTTTATTCAAAGAAAATCGAGGAAACACGAAACAGGCTAACAGGATTTCGCGACGACCTTGGTAAAACCGGCCAATCTGCCGCCCAGACTGCCTATGCCATGCGCATGATCCCGGCTCAGATGACAGATATTGTTGTCGGCTTATCCACCGGTCAGTCACCGTTTATGGTGCTGATGCAGCAGGGCGGGCAGTTGAAAGATATGTTCGGGGGTATTGGTCCGGCAATTAAGGGTGTGGGCACCTATGTTATGGGGTTGGTTAACCCTTTAACTCTTGCAGCTGCGGCGGTCGGATTTCTTGGTCTGGCCTATTACAAAGGCACTCAGGAGCAGGACGAATTTTATAAGTCTCTCGTTCTCACTGGTAATCTGGTAGGCAAAACTTCCGGTCAACTGGCAGATATGGCGGCCCGTGTATCGGTCGCAGCTAACTCCACAACCGGTGCAGCAGCTTCAACGCTGAATCAGTTGGTGTTATCCGGTAAAGTAGCTGGCGACTCATTGGAGCGCGTGACAACCGCCATTGTTAAGACCAGCGAGGCGACGGGCATTGCTACCGATAAGCTGGTTGGTGATTTCAACGACATTACTGCTGACCCGGTTGCGGCCATTACCAAACTTAACGACCAGTACCACTTTCTGACACTGGCAACCTACAACCAGATTAAAGCGCTACAGGATGAAGGTAATCAGCAGGATGCTGCACGGGTGGCTACCGATGCTTACGCCAATGCCATGCAGCAGCGTGCGAATGATATTCATCAGAATCTTGGTCTTCTTGAAAGTGCATGGGACTCGCTGGGTAAAACGGCCAAAGGCGCCTGGGATGCGATGCTCAATATTGGGCGTGAACAAACACTAACGGATAAACTTGCCACCTTAAACGAAAATATTGCTGAAGCCCAAAAAGGGCAAAAAGATGGTGGGTTCTGGAACAGTTTTAGCGCGAGGTTTACCAACCTCCCGGAGATGATAAAACAGAGAGATTTGCTCGAATCAGTTGCCAATCTTCAGGGGGATGTAACCAAAGGACAGGCGAAGGCTAAGGAAGCCGAACAGCAAAGAATTAAAACGCAGCAGGAAGCAGATCGCGTTAACCAGCAATATCTGAGCAATGCGGATAAGCGCAATAAAGCTATTAAGCAGCAAAGCGAATTCCTGAAGGCTGGTGCAATTACTGCAGAGCAATATGCAAAAAATGTTTCTCGCATTAACGAGATGTACAAAGATCCGAAACCACCCAAGACGCCAAAGGGTAAAGCATATACCGAGGACGCAGCAACCAGGTTGCTTGATCAGATAAACCAGCAGACCGCTGCCATGCAGTCCCAGCTTGACGCCAGTGACAAGCTTAACAGCGCAACCCAGGCGCGGGTAAAGTTCGAACAGCAAATTGCTGACCTCAAGTCTAAAACGCAGCTCACAGCTGACCAGAAATCGATCCTTTCCCGTTCAGATGAAATCCTCCAGGCGTATAAGCAGCAGGAGGCACTGCAAAACTCCGTAAAAACCCTGGATGATTACCGGAAAATGCAGGAACAGGTAAAGACGAAGGATGAGCGGACCAACGATCTGCTTAAAACCCGTCTTGAACTGCTGGAGAAAGCCAAAGCAACCGGGCAACTAAAACCCGGTGAATATGAAAAAACACGGGCAGATATTTATCAAAACACCGATATGCAACTGCCCTCGACGGTTCGTAATGTTGTAGGAAACCTTACACCCACAGGAGGGCGACTCTCTGGAACTTTTGAGGGGATGCAGGGGCAAATCAACGAATATGACCAGGCTCAGCAAGAGCTCCAGCGCTGGCTGGCAGTTCAGGAGGAAGCTTATGCGAAGGCCGGTGAAATAACTGCCGAGGGTGAGGCCAGAATGACCTCTATTCGTCAACGTGCGGCGGATGCAAATCAGGTCATAGAGGCTCAGAAAAACACCATCATATCTGCGGCCACGCAGTCCTTGTTTGACAGTACCGCCGACATCATGCGAACGGGGTTTGGTGAGCAATCGGCAATCTACAAGGTCGCTTTTGCTGCGAGCAAGGCATTCGCTATCGCGGACTCGATGGTGAAAATCCAGCAGGCTATAGCAAGCGGTGCAGTAAGCGCGCCTTATCCGGCCAACATCATCGCTATGGCCTCAATCGCTGCGCAGACCGCCAGTATCGTCTCAAATATTCAGGCTGTTTCAGGCGTTGGCTTCGCCTCCGGCGGTTATACAGGCCCCGGTGGTAAGTATCAGCCCGCGGGTATTGTTCACAAAGGAGAGTACGTCTTCGACCAGGCGTCAACGAACCGGATCGGCGTGTCTCAGCTTGAGGCACTTCGAAATGGCCAACCGCTTGATGCAACTCTGGGGCGTACAGGGTTTGGTACTGGTGTTCAGAACGTTAACAGCGATAACCGTAGGCAAACAACTGTACACGCGCCGATTAATCAGGAGTTTCATCTCCAGGGTATTACTCCGGAGCAGTTGAGCGCTACACTCAATCAGAATAATCGACAGCTTTCCAGGCAGTTAAAAGGTGAACTCACAAAGGAGGTTACCATGCCACAAGGAGCTTTTGGCAACGCTCTAAAAGGAAACTATACACGACACGGTCCTAGGTAAGCTAAACTGCATTAGCTGAGACTTGATTAGGTAGGTAAGTCTAACAATCTGAGTAGGTGCAAGAAAACACAAGGATCTTATTAATGGAAGCGTTGTTAACATTTACATTTAAAGACTTTATAGCTTTTATGATTCCTCTTTTTATTGGCGGACTTATCTTCAATAGGAGACGTAAACGTAAGGAGGTCCGAGTAAAGTTTTCATTTCTTTGGCTTGTTTTGATAGTCGGTGGAATTCTTGAAATATGCGATGATATCTACACAACTTATTCCTATAGGCATAATCACTTATATAATAATGATGCGCTTACAACCGTGTTTAACTATGATTTTGCAAAAATTGTTTTTTGTGGGGTTTTGATCTTTGTTTCTATTGCGCTTCTTCTTCAGGAGTTGCTTTTAAACAAGCAGTCACATTGACGTATATTGCCTGTCGGCGCATCGCCATTTTTTATTTTGATATGGGGCTGTGCCGAAACAATGTAAGCTCATATTAAAGTCAATAAAATTAATTTATTGATAATGCTGTTTTTTTTGATTTATTTTAACTCTTGAGGTGAGTTGATAAATATATCGCCTTGTGTGTTTGTTTCGATTTAATAAGATTTTTGTCTTCGTTAATTTTAACCAAAAAATCAGAGATTTCTTCGATTCCATAGTGCTTTATTCTGAAATGAATACCCTCCTGAGGTTAATGGTGAAATTTTATTCGAGATACTTTACCGGGAGACTGCATGACTGATATCTACTACCCACATGACAGCCTCCCTATGCCATTACAGGAAGGATACGGATTTCAGCCTGTGAGCCCGTTAAAACGAACCCAGTTAACCACCGGTCGCGCGAGGCAAAGGCGAGCTTTTACGTCCACGCCGACGCAGGCCAGCATCACCTGGTTTATGGAAACCGATGCGCAGGGCCTGGCGTTTGAGTCCTGGTTCCGTGATGCGTTATCTGACGGGGCTGCATGGTTCATGATGAAGTTGCAGACGCCGTCAGGCATTAAGTTTTACAAATGCCGCTTCACAGATATTTATCAGGGACCGGTGCTAGTGGCCCCGATTTACTGGAAGTACACGGCGACGCTTGAATTATGGGAACGCCCCCTTGCTCCTGCCCCATGGGGTAATTACCCGGAATGGATCGTCGGCAGCTCACTGCTGGATATTGCGCTGAATAAGGAGTGGCCAAAGCATGACGCAGATTAAACGCCTCTACGCCAGCAGCGGGCCGGAGGTGATCATTGAGACGCTGCAGATCACCATTGGTTCTAATGTCCATTACCTGTGCCAGGGTTACGAGGATATTACGGCAACGACGGAGAACGGCGATACCGTAACGTTTTCAGCCTGTTCGATAGACATTGCGCTGCCGGCGCGCAATGCGGACGGCACGCAGGACCTCAAATTTGCCTTGTGCAATATCGATGGTGTTGTGTCCACGGCGATCCGCAATGCGCTGGCTAACCGTCTGTCTGCATTTCTGACGTACCGGCGTTATATCTCCACGGATTTAGCGGCCCCTGCGGAAGTGCCGTATACGCTGAAAATCAAGTCGGGCTCCTGGACGGCGACAGAGGTGCAGATCACTGCGGGCTACATGAATATCCTCGATACCGCTTGGCCGCGATACCGCTACACGCTCCCTGTATTCCCCGGACTGCGTTATATCAGCTAAGGAATCCCAATGTTTAACCCTGATAAATACCGTTCAGTCACCTGGCTGAAGGGCGGGCGCGTATACCCGCAACTCGACTGTTTCGGCATTGTGAACGAGATACGCCGCGACCTGAATTTACCCGTCTGGCCCGATTTTGCAGGGGTCACCAAAGACGACGGCGGCCTCGACCGGGAAGCGCGCCGGATGATGCTTACCCTTGAGCGCTGCGAACCCTGCGAAGGGGCCGGGGTGGCCTGTTATTCCGGGTCGACTGTCACCCACGTAGGGATCGTGGTCAGTATCGGTGGTCTGTTGCATGTGGCGGAATGCAACCCGGGTACGAACGTCACCTTTCTGCCGTTGCCGCGGTTTAAGCGGCGATTTGTCAAAGTGGAGTTCTGGCAATGACCATTCGTTTTTACCCGTCCCGGCTTCCCGGTGAACCACTCGAAACGCATGAGCATGGTGTAACCAGTATTCGCAGCTGGCTGGTGGCAAATGTTGAAGGCTACGAGGATCGGGATGTCCCACCGCTGACCGTTGAGGTTGAGGGGCTGTTAATTCCGCCAGGCGAGTGGGCTAAGTGTGTGATTCGCCCTGATAGTGATGTCAGGCTTTATCCGGTGCCTTTCGGGCTTGAGGCCGCGACAATTGCCTGGATAGGAGTGGGCATTGCCGTCGCATCTGCGGCTTATTCATTGTTCATGATGAGTAACATTGATGCCGGCGGCTATACGTCATCCACAGGTCGAAGCCTCGACCTGAACCCCGCTAAAGCAAACAGCGCGAAACTGGGTGATGCGATTCGTGAAGTTTTTGGGCGCGTGCGTATTTATCCGGATTATGTCGTGCAGCCCGTTACCCGGTTTGATGCCGCCGATCCTACGAAAATGCGCGTCCAGATGCTGCTGTGTCTCGGTGTCGGTGATCTGATTTATACCAATGGCGATATCCGGGTTGGCAGTACGCCAGCTTCAACGCTACCGGGATTCAGCAGCACCCATTACCCGCCAGGCGCGGACGTTTCCGGTGATGAGCGCAGCGAAAACTGGGTCAACTCCACCGAAGTGGGCGGGACGTCATCCGGCACCGGGCTGGATATGGCCCAGACGTCGCCGGACGCAGACGACATTATTGCAGACAGCATGACCGTATCCGGTTCGAGCGTAACGTTTACCGGGCTGGACACGGATGATGATGACGATAATGACGAGAACGATAACGCGCTACCACCCAACTGGGTCGCCGGCGCCGTGGTCGAACTGAAAGCCCCGGCTAACTACCAGATCACCACGGCGGCCGGATACAGCGTTATCGCCAGCCCGCTGCTGACGGAGATCGCACCGGTAGTAGGTATGGCGGTGACGCTGGGGTTTAACTCTGTCGATTACGATCTGTTTATCGCGTCATATACCCCCGGCCAGGCTGCAGTGCCCGGCACCGGGGGGAGTGCGGCAAAAGTCCAGGCCAGTGCGGCCCCAACCACCTACGATTTTTCGACCAGCTCCAGCACGTTCACGATCACCTGGCAGGGGGTTACCTACCCGGTGTCACTGGTGGCTAACTACGTCTCGATGTCGGGACTGCTGGCGGCAATCACCGAGGGACTCACTGGCTCCGGCCTGGTTGCGCAGGACAACGGCGGCACCGTACTGATAACCGAGTCGGCCAGTCCGTTCGCGGGTGGGGAGATCACGTCCTCTTCGCTGCCTGCAGCTGTTTTCGGTGATGCCCCGGTTTACACCTCCGGCACGGCATCAACCGGCGGCAGCCCGGCGGTAACGGCAAATGTGACGCTTGCCTATAACAGCGCCACGGGAACGGCCTTTTCCGGCATGCCGGAGGGGGTGCAACGGCTTTCACTTGCTCACCGCGGGAATGAGTACCGGATTGTGTCAGCTGACGGCACGACGGCGACGGTGGCGCGCCTGGTTTCCGGTGCCGTTGATGAGTCATGGCCGGGATTCTCCGCCCGGACGATGATCGACTATGAGGCCACTGGTCTTAACGACACGCTGAGCTGGCTGGGGCCGTTCCTGGTTTGCCCTGAGAATGAAGTGGTGGATGCGTTTGAAGTGAATTTCTCTTTCCCGAACGGCATCTGTGGCTTTGACAGTAAGGGCAAAAAACGGATCCGCCACGTTGAGTGGGAGATTCAGTATCGCGTCTATGGTTCCGGATCGGGGTGGGTGAGTCACCAGGGAGAGTACGCGCTTAAAAACATCAACGGGTTAGGTTTCACTGAGCGGATCACCCTCAGTTCTCCGGGACTGGTAGAGGTTCGCTGCCGTCGGCGCAATGAGCAGGGCTCAAACAACGCCAGGGATTCGATGTACTGGCAGGCACTGCGCGGGCGACTGCTGACGCGCCCTTCATCCTATCCCGGCGTGTCGCTGATGGCAGCGACCGTTGAGATGGGCGGGAAGCTGGCGGCGCAGTCAGATAAACGCGTAAACGTTGTGGCCACTCGGGCCTATGAAACCGGAACGGCCAGAACCATTTCGGGAGCGCTGCTGCATGTCGCGAACTCGCTGGGGCTGGAAATGGATGTCGACACCATCAACGCGCTGGAGTCCGCGTACTGGACGCCACGGGGCGAAAATTTCGATTTCGCCACGGGCGACAGTATCTCAGCGCTGGAAATGCTGCAGAAGATAGCCAATGCCGGCAAGTCACGTTTTCTGCTGAGTGATGGCCTGGCGACGGTCAACCGTGAGGGGATTAAGCCCTGGACTGGCGTGATCACTCCGCATGAGATGGTGGAGGAGCTGCAGAGCGGATTTACCGTACCGTCCGACGATGATTTTGATGGCGTCGACGTGACATACATCAACGGGGTCACCTGGGCAGAGGAGACCGTTAAATGCCGGACGCCTGATAATCCCACGCCGGTGAAAATCGAGAACTACAAACTCGATGGGGTACTGAATCAGGATCACGCCTACCAGATCGGCATGCGTCGCCTGATGAAATACCTGCAGCAGCGGGTGACGTTCCAGACCACTACCGAGCTGGACGCGCTGTGCTACAACCTTGGCGATCGCATCGTGCTCACGGATGATATTCCGGGTAACAACACGATTTCCTGTCTGGTGGAGGCGATGACAACGGCGGGTGGCGTGACAACGTTCACCGTCACGGAGCCGCTGGACTGGTCGTTTGAAAACCCCCGCGCGCTGATCCGCTATCAGGATGGCTCTGCATCCGGGCTGATGGTGGCAAGCAGGGTGGGTGATTTTCAGCTGTCAGTCCCGCACCTGAGTGAGTTTGATGATCCGATGAAGGTTGACCTGTCGTCGGCAACCATTGAGCCGATCCGCCTGGTGTTCTGCGGCTCAACGCGCCATGTCTACGACGCCATTGTAGAGGAGATCGCCCCGCAGTCTGACGGAACCTGTCAGGTCACCGCTAAAGAATACCTCGAATCGTTCTACCAGTACGACGACGCCACATACCCCGGCGACGCTGCTTAATACCAAAAAATCCCTTTCAACTTTTCTTTCGCTCAAACCCTCGTTTGCGCGAAGCCTCTTTTTGGAGCAAAAAACATGGCCTTTAACCCGGAGCTGGGGAGCACGTCTCCCGCTGTGTTGCTCGATAACGCCGAGCGTCTGGATAAGCTGGTCAATGGGCCCGAGCTGACTGAACCAGATCGCGCTGGCGTTGAGCTGGATACCTGGCGCGGAATGATGGCGAAAAACGATGAGATCAGGCAGAACCTGATCCCATTGAGTAAGCAGTACATGACGCTGGCGGCGGCACAGGCGGACATCGCGAATATCCCGGATGGCGCAACAACCTATATTCGCAGTACAGATGGCAGTTCACTTGCTGATGAGTACATCAACAACGGCGGTACTCTTCAGGCTACCGGGCGTCAGATGCCATCTCAACGGTTTGTGGAAGAGTTGGCGGGAAATTTTTTTACTGCATTATCTGTCATTGATAATGCAGTAAATAATTGCGGTTTGAACATTGATAATGCAGTAAAAAATTGCGATTTGATCACGAATGCATTAAAAAACACATCTGAAAAAAGAGCGTCGGAAAATTATACAGCTATAGCAGTAGTGGTTAATACGCTGGAAAATTTATGTATTTTGTTAGATAAAAATTATACTACAATCCCCTCGATGAACGAAGACAGGCTCAACCTGCTGATGTTATCAAGCAGATTGCTGAAAATTCTGGAAGGGCTGGACGGTTTCGATCCGAACGCCGTACTGACGCGCGCAGATATTGATGAGGTCGGCGGCGGAGAGTATGAAACAATCGCCGGGATATTCTCGTATCCGGAACCAACGTCACTCATTACGATTGACCTGACTGCGGACAAAATCCCCGCATCAAAAGCTGAAGGGGACGTAAATGCCACTGCTGTGATTACGCTTGATGGTTCAGTGTTCTCTTCTCGCTGTAAGATCTCTGTTCAGGGCGCAAGCTCAGCATCATACCCAAAAAAAAATCTGAATATTGAGTTTTTTGATAAGGACTTTGATAACAATATCGAGTTGAAGATAGGTGGTCTGCGTCCTCAAGATACATGGGTCTACAAAGCAAACTGGGTTGATTCAACGCAGTGCCGCAATCTGATGTGCTATCGGCTGTGGCAGGCGTTCCAGGCGTCCCGCTCCGGCTATCCTAAATATGATATAGACGCAACTTACGTGGGGAAGAAAGGGAAGGACGGGTTTCCTACGGGCGCAACAGCTGTCCCTGCCGGATATCCGTGCGTCATGCATATCAACGGTGAATTTTATGGTATCGGTACGTTTTTAATCGGTAAAAAACGCGATAACTATAACCTGAAAAAGGATTCTCCATTACAAATTCAGCTCGATATTAGTCAGTGGATTTCGCTGAATGCAATGTCGGCAAATTACGAGAATGCCAGCCTGCTTGAGTTCAAAGCGCCGAAAACGGTTACGGCTGAGACTGTAGCGGCGCTGTCATCCTGGGACGCGTTCGTCGGGGCGGACATAACCAATTTTGCCTCACAGGCTGATGAAAAACTGGATAAACAGAATCTGATAGACTTCTATTTATTTGTGACATTCATTTCGGCAGCAGATCTGATTCATAACAGCAGTGCTAATCTGATAAAAAATGTGCAGCTTGTTACATGGAATGGCACTAAATGGTTTTTTATGCCCTACGACCTAGACACTGTTTTCGGGAATAACTGGGCCGGGGGTTACTCTTATAAGCCAGCTGAAAACCTCCCCTGGTGTGTTGGTTCATTTTGGGACAATGTGAGAGCGGTCTACGGGAATGATATAGCGGCGCGGTACAAAGAGCTGCGAGATAAGAAAATCATTTCGGCAGACTGGGTTTATGATATGTCAACACATATTCAGACGCGTTATCCCGCAGACGCATACGAAAATGAATTGGCTAAATGGTCGGTAACAACTCCGGCACTCCCTTACTTTTCAAATAATGGAAGGGACCAGCTGGTCACGTGGGCCAAAGCTCGAATTGCAGCGATGGACACTTATTTTAACTATGCAGAATAGGGCAGACTTATGAACACAATCATCATTAAAGACCCGCTACGCCAGGCAATTGAAGCGGCTTCTGGCGGACGGCAAACCGTATTATATACCCCTAAAGGTCAGGCTTCTTTCGTGACTATTTTCAATAAAGTTGACCTTAAAACCCTGAACCCGGACCTGTCAGGAACACACCCGGCATTTATTATTAACGGGAAGGAGGTATCCCAGCTTTTTATCGGGACATATCAGGGAACCATTATTGATGGAGAGCTGGTGTCTCAGCCCTGGTCGATACCGACAACCGGGTTAACGTATGCGGCAATGCGTAAAGCGGTTGGTGCGGCGGGGAAAAACTGGCACCTCATGACGCTACCAGAATGGGGGCTTCTGGCTGCATACGATAATCTGGGCATTCAGACGTTGGGTAATAATAATCAGGGAGGATCAATCAGTGATTCATCTCTGAAGGGGGCAGTTATACCCGGTCAGTCGAATCTGATTTATAGCGGTTCGGGACCAGTACAGTTCAGGCTAAATCGTGAATACAATAACGTGTCCGATTTGGTCGGCAACAGGTTTCAGATCTGCGACGGCGTGCGTTTTGTTGACGGAGAAATTCAGGTTGTTGCTAACAACGACGCCGCGCAAACTGGTTATGACCTTTCCCTGACCTCCCTGAACTGGAAGGCGATAAACGGACAGACCGGGGCGCTGGTAGCACCCACCGGCACAGGGACAATTAATACAGACTATGTGGCCACTACAGCTGACTCAGTAAAAATTTCGGCCGCCGGGGAAACACTCGATTATGGTATTTATAGCCTACAGGAAAAAATCCCGACGCTGACAGGCGCTAACAAAGTGCAGCAGTCTGCAATCAACATCATGCGAGCATTAGGGATATGCACAATCAGCGAAACATGCTCACCGCGAGGCGGATTCTCTGTCAAGAAGACGGCCGGCGCCGACATGAGGTGGTTCCGGTCAGGTGGTCCTGGTCACGGGGGCTACGCGTCTTTAAATGCTGTGTTTTCCAGCCAGTATATTTCTGACCCGGTGTCATACATGGCTGAGGGCGGCACCGCTCGCCCCTGTTACTATTCAGCATAATGGGGTAAAAATATGAGCTTACGTATTAACGCGGCGAAACTGATTATCGAGATGAGAGAGACGTTTGATAACCTCTACTATATTGAAATAGCTGATGATAAAACGTTCTCAGTACAGTCTGCCGATGGACGCGCTTTAACTAAAGATGATATGGACGCTGAAGTTGCGGGGTTCAGCCAGGCGATCCAGTTATCCGGATCAACAGATGACCTGATGTCAAGGCTGCATGGACTGACGGATCACATTGTCTGGTACCAGGTTTCGGGCGCGATCAGTTGAGTTATCTAAGCCTGGCGATTATTTTTGCACTATGCATAAGTTGATTTTCTGCTTGTGCATTTTTTTATGCTGTTTCATGCAAAAGAAATCGCCGCGCTACATATGGACGGCTTCGGGAGTACGGCCGCATGGTTATTCCGCGCAGGGGGTCGTGACGTTTACTATCTGCGATGTTCGCCAGGACAACGCGGTTGTTTAGTTGCTGTCGATTGATGGAAGATTTCGCATGGCAGGCGTCTTGGGGCATGAGTGGGGCATGAGAAATCGATAAAATTCGCCAAATATTGCAAACAACAAATGTTGGATGCTATCTCCAGCCATTGAAAATGGCGCTCCTGGACGATATTTGTCGATTTTTAAATTTACCGCGTCACGCAGTTAAAGTGGCGGGCATACTCTTCAAGGCTGGTGATGCCAAGGCGCACCCATTTCGGGTGCACCAACTGGGGAAGCCCAATATAAATCAGAACGAGGCGAGGATCTCCTCGGTGCTGCGCACGTGCCAGGGAGAGTCGGTGGCCGCCGCCGGGTAATGACTGAAGAAGTGGTGGAGCGGTGCCGCAGGATGTTGAGTACGGGCGCAACCCGGCAGCAGGTAGCTGATGTAATAGGTGTAGACGTGAAAACAATCTACAAGTACCTCCAGGCGACTTGAAGACAAAGATTTCACTACTTTTCCTGATATGTTACGTTTGGCTTAATCAATTCATTCAGCTTTGAAAACAGTTTGGTTTGTTCGTGAACGGTAAGAAAACAATAAGTTTTGAGCAATTTTTAACTATTAACAGCAATCTTGTTTCCATCTCAGATACATGGGCTGACTTGTGGGCGTTAATTTTTCACACGGGTTTAAGCGCTGGAAGGCTGCTGAGTATTCGATATGATGATATTGATGATGGCTTGATACTGATACGAAAACAGGGTCACCTGAAAGAGCTACGTGTTGAATCAACCCCTCCAGTGGAGGGGATCATTGCTCGTAGAAGAGAACGCTATCCAGAAGATGTTTTTTTATTTCAGAGCCATTCTAACCGTGTGAAGTACCAACGCCGGCCGGTCACTATAATTGCTTTCAACGCCGCTTTACGTCGCGCCGCTAGATCATTACCAGACGTTAACGTAAGCAGTAGTAGCGCGAGAAACATACCGGACTAACCGCCTGTCCAGTCGCGTGTGGCCGATGTGACAGGCGTGGGGGTGAAGACTATTTACAAATATTTGCCAGTACAATACGGCGATAAAAAATCCCCTTGAGCAGGCACACTCAAGGGGAAAATACTACATAACATCATTGCTGTGTGCATCTTCGCACACGCCTATCTTCCAAGAAGACGCCCAAAGCTTCCAGATATTTCTGGTATGAGCAGTTAAAACATTGGGTTGGTAGCTGATGTGATAGGAGTGGGAGTGAAGACGATTTATAAATATTTTCCAGCCGGTTAAGTTTGCTTACCTGCGAACCGTATGCAAGAGATCGCAGGTGAGCAATTTGCTATGAAGGCATTGCCATAGCTGAAAAAATTTAACCTCGAATTGTTCGCAAAACCATCAAACAGCTAAGGCCTGAAAACACTTTAAGACTTACCTTACTCGTTACATCAATGTGTTACGGCAATGACATAAATTGATAACCAGAACCTATATTGATCTGTCGCTCTGTTAAAACTACTGTATATAAAAACAGTATTAATCTGAGCGAGTCAATTATGCAGTTTTACACGCCCGTTGAGTTACGTGAGATCATGCTGATCCCGTTGTACAGTGACCTTGTGCAATGTGGTTTTCCAAGCCCTGCACAGGATTACGTTGAGCAACGTATCGATCTGAACGAGTTGCTCGTTAACCACCCCTGTGCGACGTATTTTGTCAAAGCCGCCGGCGACAGCATGAAGGATGCCGGCATAGGGGAAGGTGATCTTCTTATTGTGGATAGCTCAAGGACAGCAGTTCATGGCGATATCGTTATCGCTGCAGTGGATGGGGAATTCACCGTTAAGAAGCTGCAGCTGCATCCGCGGGTTCAGCTTAACCCAATGAACCCTGCATATTCGCCGATAGTCGTCGGTAGCGAGGATACTCTCGATGTGTTCGGGGTTGTAACTTACATCGTCAAATCGGCTGGCTGA